CCAGGATGGAAGAGACAACGGCCACTGACGCAGAGCCAACTGGCGTTTGCACGCGGAGTCATCGAGGGTAAGAGCTACCGGCAAGCCTACAGAGACGCTTACCCGAATGCCCAGGCGAATGACCAGAGCATCGCAAGCAGTGCGTTCAGGCTGAGTAGGGATCCAAGAGTCCTGGCGCTGATTCAGGCGGGAGAGGAAGAGCAGCAAGAACACCTCGCGGAAGATCTGGCGGCAACGCGGCGGTTTGTGATGCGGAGGCTTTTGGGGCTGAGCAAGGATGCCAAGCAGGAAGGCAGTCAGCTCAAAGCCCTGGAGTTGCTGGGCCGTGCAGCCGGCATGTGGCGCGAGGTTCAAACTACGCAAGAACGACCACTGACAGCGCCAGAGTTGAAAGCAGCGCTAGCCGGGCACCTGCGGTTGGTGCAGTCCACGGCAAGGCGTGGCGCATCAGGTGCGCGTGATGTTGAAACGGTGGAGCGCGTGGAAACGGGGACGTGAAAACGGGGGTGGCGTGACCCCACCGGGTGGGGAGGGGCCCTTGTGCGCAAGTGACCACCCTCCTGCGCGTTACGCTCAAATCCACTCCCCCAAATATTCCTCCCATCCAACCCCCCCCCTTCTCCCGCCAAACCAGACCCCCCGGGGGTATATATATTTTTCTGGTGTAAACTGGGAACAAGTGTTCTCTGGTGTAAACGATGAATCCGCGAGCGCAGTTGATTGTGGAGTTTGTGAAGGCGTACTCAAAGAAGTACGGGGTATCGCCTTCTTATGAGGTGATTGCCAAGGCTGTGGGCTTGAAGGCGAAGTCCAATGTTCATCGGATCATCAGGCAGTTGGAGACTGCTGGGATGGTCAAGACAAGGCCGAAGAAGTATTACTCGATCAAGATCGTGGACAAGACGGTTGATGATGTGGTGAAGCTGTAATGCTGTTATCCAAGAATGAGATCAGCCAGTACTTGGCTTTGGCTGACAAGTTACCGGAGAAGGAAAGAGGGCAGATCTTCAAACTGTTGGACATGGACAGGGTCCAGCGGTGTCAAAGTTCGTTCTTGTTCTTTGTCAGGCAGATGTGGCCTGGGTTTGTGTCGGGTAAGCATCACCACATCATGGCGAATGCCTTTGAGCGGGTTGCTGAAGGGAAGTTAAAGAGGCTGATCATCAACATGCCTCCGAGACACACCAAGTCGGAGTTTGCTTCGTACTTGCTTCCGTCTTGGTTCTTGGGCAGGTTTCCTGAGAAGAAGATCATTCAGACTGCCCACACTGCTGAGTTGGCGGTGGGTTTTGGCCGTAAGGTCAGGAACTTGGTTCAGAGCGAGCAGTATCAGAAGGTCTTTGAGACAAAGCTCTCCAGTGACTCAAAAGCGGCAGGCAGATGGAACACTGACAAGGGCGGGGATTACTTTGCTATTGGTGTTGGTGGTGCTGTAACGGGTAAGGGCGCAGATCTTTTGATCATTGATGACCCGCACAGTGAACAGGAAGCCAAACAGGGCAATCCGGCTGTGTATGACGGGGTGTATGAGTGGTACACATCGGGTCCAAGACAGCGTTTACAGCCCGGTGGAGCCATCATCATTGTGATGACGAGGTGGTCTACCCGGGATTTGACTGGGCAGATCCTTAAAAACAGCTCTAAAGATGGCACTGATGACTGGGAGGTGATTGAGTTCCCGGCGATTCTTCCTTCTGGGACCCCTTTGTGGCCCGCTTTTTGGAAGAAAGAGGAGCTTGAGGCGCTGAAATCAGAGCTTCCGGTAGGTAAATGGAACGCTCAGTACCAGCAAAACCCGACTTCTGAAGAGGGAGCGATTGTCAAGCGGGAGTTTTGGAAGCTCTGGAACGATGACAGCCCTCCTCCTTGCGACTACATCATCCAATCTTGGGACACGGCCTTTGAAAAACACAATCGGGCAGACTTTTCTGCTTGTACGACGTGGGGAGTCTTTGATCAGGAAGACCGCCACGGCAACATGAGGCCAAACATCATCCTTTTGGACGCCTTCAAGGACCGGATGGAGTTCCCGGACCTCAAAAAGAAGGCGTTTGAGATGTGGAAAGACTGGAATCCAGACACCCTGATCATCGAAAAGAGGGCAGCAGGGGCTCCTTTGATCTATGAAATGCGCAAGATCGGGGTTCCCCTTTCTGAGTACACACCGTACAAAGGGCAGGATAAGATTGCCCGTGTAAATGCGATTGCAGACCTGTTTGCATCAGGTGTTGTGTGGCGGCCCGACAAACGATGGGCAGAAGAAGTTGTCGAGGAAATGGCAGCTTTCCCAAACGGGGACCATGATGACCTTGTTGACTCTTCAAGTCAGGCTCTGATGCGATTCAGGCAGGGCGGTTTCATCTCAATCGACTCCGATGAAAAGGACGAGTATGAGTACCGCAAACCGGTTAAATACTATTGAGGTGTAAACATGGCAACGAACATTGATCAAGCCCTGATTCCTTTGGACATGGAGGCCATGACCGAAGATCCGGTGGTTGAGATTGAGATTGAGAACCCGGACGACGTGAGGATCGGCATCGACGGTGTTGAGATTGATCTCATGCCGGAGATCGAAGAGGCGTTTGACGATAACTTGGCTGAAACGATGGACGACGGAGAGCTTCAGTCCATCGCCAGTGAATTGGTCAGTCTCGTGGACTCTGACATGAACTCCCGCAAGGAGTGGTCGGAGATGTACGTCAAGGGCCTCGAAGTTCTTGGCATGAAGTACGAAGAGCGCACCGAGCCGTGGTCGGGTGCCTGTGGGGTGTTCTCACCCCTTTTGACTGAGGCAGCCATCAGGTTCCAGTCCGAGATGATCACGGAGACGTTCCCGGCTCAAGGACCGGTGAAGACGCAGATCATCGGTGAAATTGACCGGTTCAAGGAAGACGCAGCCGAGCGGGTTCGTGACGACATGAACTTCCGCCTGACCGAGGAGATGATTGAGTACCGGCCCGAGCACGAGCGGATGCTGTATTCCCTTGGGCTATCTGGGGCAGCGTTTAAGAAGGTCTACTACGACCCACATCTGCAAAGGCAGGTAGCAATCTATATTCCGGCCGAGGAAGTCATCATCCCTTACGGCGCTTCAAACATTTACGTCTCCGAGCGCGTGACTCATATCATGCGGAAGACGGAAAATGAGATCAAAAAGCTGCAAGTTGCAGGCTTTTACCGTGATGTAGAGTTAGGAGAACCTGTAAGATTCTTCTCTGATATTGAGAAGAAAAAGGCTGAAGAGCAGGGTTACTCACTCACGGACGATGATCGTTATCAAGTCCTTGAGATCCACGTCGATTGGGATTTTGGGGAAGATAAAAATGGACTTGCGTTCCCGTACATCATCACGATTGAACGCGGGACCAGCACTGTGCTGGCTATTAGGCGGAACTGGGACGAAGACGACAAACGAAAACTCAAGCGGCAGCACTTCGTTCAGTACACCTACGTACCGGGATTTGGGGCTTATGGTCTCGGATTCATCCACATCATTGGCGGTTATGCCCGTGCTGGTACATCTATCATCCGACAACTGGTCGATGCAGGAACCCTGAGCAACCTGCCCGGTGGACTGAAGTCACGTGGTCTTCGGATCAAGGGCGACGACACGCCCATCGCTCCGGGTGAGTTCCGTGACGTGGACGTACCCAGCGGTGCGGTGCGTGACAACATCATGCCGCTGCCGTACAAGGAGCCGAGCCAAGTGTTGGCGGCCCTGCTGGAGCGCATCACCGAAGAAGGCCGTCGCCTTGCTGCCATCGGTGACATGAAGATCTCCGATATGTCGGCCCAGGCCCCTGTGGGCACGACGCTGGCGATCCTTGAGCGCACGCTCAAGACGATGTCTGCCGTTCAGGCACGGACGCACGCGAGTCTGCGAATGGAGTTCAAGCTCCTCAAGCAGATCATCCGCGACTACATGCCGCCCGACTACGAGTACACCCCGCAAGGCGGTGACCGGCTGGCGAAGCAGTCCGACTACGATGTCGTCGAGGTCATCCCGGTCAGTGATCCCAACGCGGCCACGATGGCGCAGCGGATCATGCAGTACCAAGCTGCGATCCAGCTTGCTCAGGGCGCTCCGCAGATCTACAACCTGCCGCAGCTTCACCGACAGATGCTGGAGGTGCTTGGGATCAAAAATGCCGAGACGTTGGTCGCCATTCCCGAGGACCAGAAGCCGCAGGATCCCGTGACCGAGAACATGCACGTGCTGATGGGGCGTCCGATCAAGGCGTTTGCATACCAAGACCACGAGGCCCACATGGCCGTGCATCAGGCGTTCATGCAGGATCGGAAGACGGCGGCAACCCTGGGGCAGAACCCGATGGCGCAGCAGATGATGGCTGGTCTCATGGCGCACATCGCTGAGCATGCAGCGTTTGCGTACCGTGCTCAGGTCGAGATGCAGCTTGGTGTGTCGCTCCCTGCGTTGGACCCCGAGAACAACGCGCCGATCTCCCCGGAGGACGAGAAGGCCCTGACGCCGTTGCTGGCTGCCGCAGCGCAACGCACGATGGTCCAGAACCAAGCGATGGCTGCACAGATGCAGGCCCAACAGCAGGCAATGGATCCGACGCTTCAGATGCAGCAGGCCGAGTTGCAGATCAAGCAGGCCGACGTGCAGCGCAGGGCGCAGAAGGACCAGATCGACGCTCAGATCGCCCAGCAGAAGTTGCAGCTTGAGGCCCAGCGTCTGGCGCTTGAGGCGCAGAACAAGGGCGGCGAGGACCCCATGCTCAAGGCTGCACGGGCACAGCAGGAGCTTCAACACAAAGAGCAAGTGCATCAGCAGAAGATGCGTCAGCAACAGCAGC